ATTACTATTTGCGGCACCCGTAAGAGCAGAAGGTGTTGGTGGCGTGTCTGCTACTGCATCTCCAATCGCGAATAGTTCAGGCTCGGTGACCAACCAGGCCATCCAGGTTCTTCAAGGCCCATATATCACTAACACATACGGCGGCGGAATCCAGTGTCAAGGGCCCACTGTCAACTTCACACCATTCGTTACAGGATCTCTTTCTCAACAACATCCATATGAAGACATCTATATGGATCCTGTGTTTGATATGCGTGACCTGACAGGTGACTTTGATGCGAATGGGAATCCCACGGGAGACGGAGCACCAGATAATCCAGGCGATATTTTATATCACGTACCGACCAGAACAGGACAGAAAAATAATACTAACTTGTCTGTGGGTTTCTCCATGACATGGAGCACACCTTTGGATAAACAATTACAAGATCAGTGTAAGGAAGCAGCACAAACACAGATCGCATTACAACAACAGTTGACTGCCAATAAGAGGCTCGATTTTGAGATCGCCCGTCTCAAGAATTGTGGCGAGTTGATGAAAGCAGGCATCATGTTCAAACCTGGCACAAAGTATTCTGCGATATGTGCGGACGTAATGGTGATGAACAAAAATGCCATCGTACCACAC